CATAACTGTCTGTGCTGGTATATGTAGGTGCAAATCTACGACCAATATACCCATATAACGTGGCCAAATCTGGTTCACTAATCAGCTGATCCATAGTAGCTGACAAGAATTTCTGATTCGTGTCAGTTTGGAATATTCCTGGAAGTAAATTTATACTTTTTCTTGTGGACATTATGTTCTTGTTCTCAATCGTTATGTATTAATAAATTAGTACCCATAGCCACCACCACCACCACCTGAACTACCACCACCACCTGAACTACCACCTGAACTACCACCTGAACTACCACCGCTACTACTGCTGCCGCTACCACTGCTGCTACTGCTTGTGGTTGTGCTAGTTCTAGTAGATGTTGTTCTACGCACACTGCTTATACCAGCACTACTAGTATCAATGTCTGTAATAATCGTACCTTCTCTCAGATTTAATTGTGCGGCAGTAATTGCTGAAATAATCTTGACATCATTAACTGTAGCAGAACTGGTAATAATTTCATTGATGCCAGCATTAACCTGCATCAAGCTACCAAATACTTCTGTTTCATTTGCTGGTACTATGATGATGCTAGAAATCTTTGGGACTAACTGCACATGTAAATAGGCCGCTAGTTCACTGAAATAAAATGTTTCGCCAAAGTCCCAATTGGCGATATCAAAATACTGATTAATAGCCGCTATCACCGAAGTCTTGATATCATTATCACTAACTACCACGTTAGGATTCTTGATTACTTTAAACGTAGCTCGCAGTGTAGGATCTGCTTTGGGCCCAAATAAAGGTTTAAACGCCGCTGGATTATAGATGATAGTGTCACTGATAGCCTTGTAGTTGTCTAACGTGCTGTAATTAGTTTCTAATTCTTCACTAGTCGGTGCTGTTGGTTCTACTATAGTACCAGTGATATCCTGTGCCCATGCTACATAGTCAATGGCATATTGCTGTGTCATGATATATAAGTCTATAATATTATTTGGGCTTGGGTCAATACGTCGATTGTTTGGGCTGTTATGCCTGTATTGGAAATATAGATTTTGTCGACCAAGTTTAGCTGTGTAGAAATTAGTGCCGTTTGTGCCTGTTTGCATTATTAGAGTATAAACTGCACCACTTACACTAAGTTTGTAAAATTTATTTTCGCTTGGTATGTAGAATAATTGTCCATTTTGATATAGGGTGGCCGCAATCTGTGCATCTCTCAATGAACTATATATAGAAACCACTGTGGTATTGTCTACGGGTTCTTGTACTGCGAAATTATCGTATCCTACAGTCTGTACAAAATAAACATATTTGCTGTCAGTGTTGACTGTGGGATTAACTATCAGATCAAACAATTCAGGATTATCTGGAATACCATCATTATCAGAATCTGAAAATGTTAGTAGTATTTTATTAATATCTACATATCCGTCAACATTGGTTATACTCTTGTAAATATACCAAATATAATCTAGTGCCAATGGGTTAGCGTTGTCGGGATTGCTGTTAACTTTTAATACTTTAATTTGATCACGTATAGTTACACCTGTAGCAGCATCAAATATTTTTGTAGTACCATCGTAGTAAAAATTAGTTTCTTGCACACTTTGAAAGACATAATTTAACCCGCGGTATCTGACTGTATATGTTTGTCCTACTGTTTGGAATGCGATGATCCAACTTGAATCTAGTGCTTGACCACTGGTATCACCTGAATTAGATAAACTAAAATCATCTACAGTGTTTAAGTCTTGTGGAGTAATTGTTTTCCATGTACCTGATTGTACATCATAACGTAGACCAAAGTTAGCAAATGCTTGTATGTAACTAACCATTTGTGCTACTAAGCTATTTGAAAAATTGTTATTAAACACGGCAAATACTTTGTCACCAATGATTGTTTGCTCTGACAGATTAAGACCGATGTTGGGAATAACTGCATTAATAGTGACAGGACCTTGCCCACTTGATAAGTTTCCTTGACCATTATTAGTACCATTACCTACTACTAATTCAATAGCCGCATAGATATAATATTTGTCACCGGGTTGGCTTGGAATACCTACCTTGACATAATTATTGGCATCAAAATAATTACCAGGGCCTGCAGAAAAACGAACAATTGATCCTTGTACAATGTATTGATTAGTACTGGTCACTGCTGAGCCAATTTGCAAAATTTTGCCGTCGCTGTCAACAAAATATCCCGTGCTACCGTTAGCGATAGTAGTTGAAGTACGCCAATAGATATCATTCAATGCTATCAATGGATAGTTAGCATAGAAAAACTGTTTGGTCTCAGGTGCTTCAACTATAGGTTGCACTTGATCATAGATCACGCGGTAGATATCGTTGGTGGTATTGTAATCAAAACTAAATGTGTTAGTAAAACTGTCTTGATACAACATACCATCTTGTGCAAAAATGTTGGTACTGGAATATTTGCCAGTGACGTCTATGACATCTAGGTATCGACTAATACCACTTGATGTTCTATTAACCGCTTTAATTTTTAATATGTCATTGAATAATGTATAAGGTAAGATATTATAATCTTCACCTGTAATCATACGATTTTGTGTGTAGTATTGTTGTGGTGCTTTCTGTTTGATATCATCAAGGCTTTCACGTGTGGTTGCATTAGCTACTGTATATTGTAGGCTAGCTGAAATATTAAGTGTTTCTACACGGCCACTGGCGCTGACGTAGTTAACAGGAATAATAACTCCCTGCATTTCATCGGGTGTGATCTTGTATTGCAAGGCATTACTAGTTCTATAGTAAAGTCTATAGTTGCCTTGTGGTAGGTTAGCAAAACTACCGTCACCAAATACTAGATCAATCTGATCACCAGCACGGGTGTTTATCTGATAGACATTTCTATTTTGGCTTTGATTATAGATAACGTTGGTGTTAGCTACTGCTGGAACTTGTTCCCATAATATGTCAAGATTGCCGTTGCTGTCTAGACTGTATAACCAAACATCACTGTTGTTAATATTATTAGTATTCACACTATACACACGATTAGGAATACTTTCAGCAAATGTAAAATCTTGGCTTTGTAGTGTTCCCTGGACGAAATATAAGAAGAATCCTGTGTTAACTGACCCATTACCTAAGTTGTCATTTTTATATAGGATATTGAAAGGTGCATTTATGTAAGGATTAGCTTCATAGATGTAGGTTTTGCCACTGCTGGTAGGACTTACTGACTCAAATGTCATTTGTGTGCCAGCTACTGTGGCAGAGAATGGAAACTTGGCCAATATGTTTGGCACTAAGTTTAATTGATATTCTTCGTTGGTAATACCATTAATTATTTGACTATTGCTAGGGTTACCCACGTTTTGATTATTGACCATAGCAGCATTTAAAATTAGAGTAAACTGTTCTAACCAATTACCGTTACCTGCATCAGCCCAATTAATCACTAGACCACTTAGATCAAGGCCGTTACTGTCATAGATAGTTTCTGTAGTACTAACTGAATCAAATTTTAAATAACCCTTGCTGTTGATATTGCGTTTGGGATTATAGCTGATTAATCGAGCGAGTTTAAGGATACTGTCACGGCGTTGTGCAGTGTCAATAAAGTTTTCACGAGCGTTTAAGTCGGCACGGAAAGCAAGACTTTGACCTAGGAAAGCAATCATATCAATCAATGCGATAAATTCACTTGATTCTATGAAGTCATTGAAATCCTCAGGATAGTATAATTGTAGATAGCTGACCATACTAGCACGCAGAGTTTCATAATCATAGCTTTGGAAATCTGCGTTACGGAAAGTTTGATACAGCTTGGTCCAATCTTCTGCAACTAATAAACTGGTTTGTCTGGTGGTAATCGCCATGCTTGTTTTCCTATTATATAGTATTTATCAGGAAAATAAACTGAGTAGTTAATTAACTGGCTGTGAGTCTATTAGCATCACCGTTAAACGTCAGCAGCATAAGATCAGTCTGATTTGTTTGAACGTAGCGTAGTTGTAGTTCTATCTGTATACCTTGATCATATTCTGTGATAATGATATTATCAAAGCTAACACGTGGATCATAGCTGGCGATAGCCTGAACATCTTGTGTGATTACACTCTTTAGATCTTCAGTAAAGGGTTCATGCAATACGTTCCAGATTATAGTGCCAAAATTTGGACGCATCAGCTTTTCACCTTTGCGGATGTTAAAGTGATTTAATATGTCCTGTTTGATTAGATTAAAGTCAGTCAAGCGGAAGTTTGTACTGCCAGCTTGTGTGCTAAATCCTTTATATGTAGTAGCCATACTAATATTTATCCAGCATTTATAGCTGGTAATTTAGGTGCTAGGACTGCTACAGCATACTTGCCTTTATTAAAGTAAGTAGCACCAGTGGTACCATAAGCATCTGCACTATTTTGCCCTTGTCGATATTTTTTAGCACCGCCTGGACCTAATAGATGTGATACTGCTAACATTCCAGCAACATCTTCTGATGTCTGATCAGCTGTAACTGCTCCAATACGGCACATAGTAGCAT